CCGACTGGAGGCGTTGGTGGCGGCGGCCCGCCGACCGCGCCGCTCGCCCAGATCGAGCGCGGATAGGGGTCGTTGTGATACCCCACGCGCGCAGGGAACTCTGGCACCGGGGTCGTCGCCGCCGGCACGTCCTCTGGCCACCACGTGCCCACCATTTCCACTTCGGCGATCATCATGTGAACGCCAGCGGCGTCCGCGCCCGTGCCCTTGACAGCCCGAATATTCAGCGGAGTGATGTCGAACGGCTCCGTCAGCGACGGGCGATACATCACGCTGGTGATCTGACTGAGGAACTGCGACCCTTCAACAACCGCTGTGTCGACCGGCGCCGCGCCTGCGATGGAGTAGCCAAGCTGGCCGCTGTTCGCGCCTCGGAACGTGAATGCGCTGACCTTGAACGACAGGGCGCCACGACTGCCCACGTCCCCGTCAATCGCCACGTCCGCGTCAGTCAGCACGTCGCACACGTCCCCAGACGTGGACGATGTGAGTCTGCCGGTCAGCTCGACGGCGTCGTTGCCTTCGCGCTGCATCAGCAGACGCACGTCGCCAACCCACGCGCCGTGCGAGGCGCCGAAGGACATCGGCCTGACCGGCGCGATCTTGGTGCCGCCAAGCCAGTCTGGAGAGGTCAGCGACTCCACCGCGCCGATGGTGGGAATGTCGGACGCCGTCCAGTCGTCCATGTCAAGGTCGAGCTCGTGCGCGGTGGGCATCCCGACTGCGAGCGCGCCCGCCGCGTAGGTCACGGCATGCTTTGCAGAGTAAGCACCGAACCCATATGTGGCTCCTACGACCTGCACGTCTGCCGTCAATATCCCATTCAGATACACGCGGATACGAGCGACGCCACCGATGCCAGACGTGTTGAAATTCAGCAACACGTCGACCTTTGTCCACTTGTTGATGGTCAACGTCCCGGCTGTGCCGAGTGCGTAGTTGGAGATGTTATAGGCGTTGATGAGCGCGATCTGGCCAGTGGGTGTGATGGCTAGATGGATGTTGTAGCCGAAGTAGAAGATCGCCTGCGACCCGAACGACATGAACGGGACAGTGTCGTTCGGCTTCCGTCGCAGGCGCAGGTAGAACCGCTCCCATGTATTCGGCGACAACGTCGCGCCGTAGTCGTCTTGGTTCTTGGCGACACGCACGGTGTCTTCGTTGATTTTCAGCCCGCGCCCGCCAACGTGGCGAGAGGCATCGAGCGATACCTTGGGACCGCTCTCGTTCGTCGCGCGCTCCCATCCTTCGATGAATCGCCTGACAGGATACGGCGCCACCGTCGTCGGTGCGTCCACCGGCTCGGTCGCTGGAGCCGCGTAGACGAACTGGCCCATCCAGTAGTAGTGGGTGGTCGTGCCGCCGATGCCCCAGAAGCCGCCGACGTGCCGCGTGAACGTGGCGACGTTGATGGGATATGGACCCCCATTTGAGCCGTAGCCGCTATTGGGGGACCACGTGAACGGCGCCGCCAGCGCACCACCGCTCGGGATGGCGTAGCCCACCCACGGGGCCGCGAACTCGATGGCCGCGCCGCCGTTGATGGCAGCGTTGTAGGGCGCGCGATTGACGCCGTTCGGATACTGCGCCTGGTAGGCCGCGACCGCCACCGGGTCCGTCAGGTGGATGTAGTAGTTCAGATACTGGGTCTTGGCCATGAGTCCTCAGCGCGAAGTGATGAGCGTGCTGTCCCTAGACGTCGAGCGGGTTCTCGGGGCCGTCGTCCATCTTGACCGCGTCGGTCACCGGCGCCGGTGACGGCTTCGGGGCCTTGAACTGGTCGACGCCTCGCATCGTCTTCCCGCCCGGTCGGTTCGGGTCTCGAGCCGCGCTGGCCTTCTTGGCCTCGATGTCATCTGGCACGCTGTCCGAGACGCGCTCGTGCAGGCGCTCGTTGAACTCAGCCTCGGGGTTGAGCAGGGTGCAGTGCTCGCCTTGCTGCACCAGGAAGCCGCCGTAGAACAGCGTCTGCTTGGCGCGCACGCGCATGGTCGCCTGGGGTGGAGCTTTCGGGGGAACTTGCTTGGCCACGTGATACCTCCGTAGATGTGATGAAGCCCCGCTGACCAGAGTGCCTGATCAGCGGGGCGGGTGGTCGGTGTCGCGCCTAGCCTACAGCGCGTCCGGGTAGCTCTTCCACGACTTGACGTCGGTCACGAACATCGCGTTGATCGCGCCAGCCGTGAGGGCGGCGACGGCCACGTTCTGCAGAATGCCGACGTAGCGCTCGTAGGGCACGTTGCCTTCCACGGGCACTGGGACGATGAGCGTGTAGCCGGCGATGAGCGAGGCCTTTGGCACCTGCACCGTGCGGAGGTGTTCCGAGGCCGACCCGTCGACGGCGATTGCCGCCTGCGCGTCTGACACCAAGAGGAACGCGACCGTCGCCGCGCCAGCCGAGGTCACCGCGGTGGTCACCTGGATGACGAGCGACATACGCACGCCTCGCGCGAGGGCGCCCATATTGCGTGCGATGGAGGTATCGATCACGTCACCGATCAGTGCCAGGCCAATGCCGGCAGTCGAGAGCGCGTTCGCGTCCATCAGTTCCGTTCGTTCGTCGAGAATCATCGGTATGTCTCCTTCAGTCTGTCGAAAGTGAGGGTGAGCGGCCCGTCCTCGGCGCCGCCCACCACAGAACCTGTGCGCGCGTCCGACTAGGTGATGCGCGCCTCCGTGTTCAGGAGCGCGTCACACCGACGCACCGGGACCTCGCCGAACATCATGACCGGCTTGCCGGCCACTTCGCCCATCGTCAGCGTGCCGGCCGCGACCTTGTTCACCATCTGCCGGCGCAGGAAGCTCTTGATCGTGCGACCCACGTAGAACGCCGGCCGACCGACGTTCACGCCCTGGCAGATTTCGAGCGCCTGCGTCATGAGGTCGATGATGTCCGCGCCAGACGCCGCGTTCTTCGTCAGCGTGGTTACGTCGACGTTCGCCACGCGCACGATGTAGCGCCAGTCGGGCACCTGCAGCCCGAGGTCCCAGCGGAAGTGCGTCCGATACGCCTCCATGCGACCGTTCGAGCCGTCCGCGTTCTCGATCGTGACCTGGCCCTTGTCCTCGACGTAGATGCCGGCCTTCGAACCCTTCGGGTAGATGAGGTTCGCGCCGACACCCCACACCACGAGCCAGACCGACGTGTTGGTCGAGCCCGTGCCGCCGCCCTCGATCACGTGGTCACCGTTCTGCGGTGAGCCCGTGGCGATGGCGTTGAAGCGCGGGGCCAGACCCGTGAAGGCCTCCGGCTCCGTATCTTCGTTCGAGTAGAAGAGGCTCGAGGCCACCTTCTGGTTGAAGCCTTCCAGGATGCCCATCGACTCGGACAGCCGGAAGGCTGCGGTGTTGCCGTTCAGGTCCGCGAGGGCCTTGTCGACCTCCGCGTAGTTCTCGAGCATGCCGCACGTGTCAGTCACCTTGACGCGCGTGGTCTTCGACGGCTGCACGCCGCCATACATCTTGCGCCACGTCGGCGTCGGGATGCCCGTGCGGATCGTCGAGTTGGGCCCGGTGAGCAGGTTGCCCTCTTGCAACGTGGCGTCCGCAAGGATCTCGTTCTGCTGAGACAACAGCTCGATCACCGCGGCCACCTGGTCATTGGGGTCCAACGCCTGCATGTAGTCGAAGAGGGTGGGATTGACGGCTGAGAGTGTGGCCATTACGTTGGTCTACCTTTCCGAAGAGGAGGCGTGAGTGCCTTTTATTTCTTGCCTGGGTTGTTGGGAAACAAGCGCTCCGCGAGCGACCGCTCCCCGCCCCCGCCAGCCCGTGCGGCCGGCGGCTGGTCTTCTGAGAACGCGCGCCCAGCGAGGGCCATGAACGCCACCATCGGCAGCGAGACGTGCTGCGCTGACCGCTGGAGGTCGGCCAAGAACCGATCGCGGAGGTCGTGCCCCACGGGGAACAGCTTGTCCACGGCGAGGCCGGCCAAGCGCTGCGTTTCGATGAGCTTGTCGCCTCCCCAGGTGGTGTTCGCCTTCAGTTCCGACTCGAGTGCCGAGACGTGCTCGGTGATCGCCGCTTGCACGCGATCGACGTGCGCGTCCAGTTCCGCTTGGGCTTCTTCGGCGGTCCACCCATTCGCGGTCGCGACGGCCTTGATCTGGTCAAGGTCTCGCTGGGGCAGCAGATGCTCTTTGCCGGCTGGCGCTTTCAGGTCGTAAACCACCTCGGCGTTCGGCGGGGTTGGGTCGCCCGTGCCGGGGTCTACGACAGCTGCAGGGTCAGCGGGAGGGGGCGTCTGTGCGTTCGGGTCAGCCGGCGGGGCGGCTGGGTCTGCCGGCGGGGCCACCACCGCGGCGGGGTCAGTGTTCGACATGCTGGTCTCCGTCCTCTTGTAGGGCGAGCGCTTCGTCTTCGACACCACGTCGTCGCGCGCGCGCCTCTTGTTCCATCAGGTCCAGGTCGTTCGGCGAGGCCTCCTCAACGAGGGCCAGCACCTCGAGGCCCAGGTTGCGCCGGCCTTCGTTGAAGTAGAGCGAGTTGGCGTGCTCGACATACACCGAGCTGTTCACGCCGGCCAGCGCCACGAGCTCCGCGATCACGAGACGTCCAGCGCCGGTGCTCATCACGTCCTTGAGGCAGGCGAGGAGTGTCTCGCGCTCGTTCTCCTTCCACCGCTCGGCCCAGCCCACCTGGGCTGCGTCCGCGGCGTTGCCGACCAGGGCGGCGGGGCGTCGTCGGCGCGTCATGGAATCTGCGCTCCTGCGCTTGCTGCCTGGCCAGCGAGGCCACCCCCGAGCACAGCGTCAAGCGCGGTGCCCTGCCCTGTCGGCGACTGAGCCAGGTTCTTGGTGGCCTGCGAGAGCTGCTGGGCCTGTGCGGCCTGCTGCTGCGCGGCAATGGCCTGCTGCTCTTGCTGCACGAGCGCGTTCGCTTCGTCGTTGGTTCGAACCAGCCTCGGGTCGACACCCAGCGTGTCTTGGTAGTCGTCGATCGCCTGCTGGCCGTTCAGCTTGTGGCGCAGTGACGGGTCGACGCTGACGAGCGGCATGACCGAGGTGTAGAACCGATCCAGGCCGACCGCACCGACCAGCTTCTGCGCCTGCGCCATGATCGAGACGTATTCGACCTTCAGCTTCACGCCGCGCACCTCTTCCGGTGGCTGTGGCAGCAGGCCTGCGCGGAGCATCATCGCGAAGGTGCGATCGACAATCGGGTCGAGGAGCTCGTCGTTCATGCGCTCGAGCACGGGGCCCAGCGCGAGCAGCTTTTCCTCGTGGCGTTCGTCCACCTCTCGAGCCGTGAGCGGCTGTGTGCCTCGCGCCCCGTCCGATGACGCCAGCATGAGAAACAGGTCTTCGTAGAACGCGCGCCGAATGAGATACGCGGTGTCGTTCTCCGAGATTCGCAGGTCGTTGAGGTCGATGTTTGTCTCGTGCGCCGCGCGGAACCCGTGCTGCGGCTCGCGCGTGAACGTGATGTGCCCGCTGATGATGGAGGTCTTCTGCTGCTTGAGCTCCGGCGTGCCCACCATGGGCGGGTCGATCTTCTTCTTGATGGCCTTGAGCTTGTCGCGGTTCATCGACTGGAGCATCTTCACGTCGCCGAGCGCGGTCATCCCGGGGCAGTCGGTGCCGTAAGTGTCCTCGCCGGTGATGT